TAAAGGATCTTGTTTAGCACCCATTTGTTCTTCTGATGCTAATTGTGTAGTTATCTCTGCTATTCTTTTTGCGACTAAAGAATTGAACATAATCTTAAATCCATCAGGATCTAGCTGTGCTTGTTGTTGCATATCAGGATTATTTTGCACCATATCACCTATTTCACCATGAGCTTGTAATGCTATATGGTCAGATATGTGTCCTTGTAACAAAGCATACACCATAGGGTTAATTTGAACCATTCTTGATCCCATAAATGCTCTATGTGCTGCAATATGTGCTTGATGATCTTGATCTGGGAAAGCTTTTAACAATTGCATCTGTAATGCTTTAGCATTTTCAGTCGCTGGATCTTGTGGCATTGGTTGTGGTTCAGGTTTTAACAAAGCATCAATGTGTTTTGTCCCTAAAGCTTCATAAACTCTTCTATATGCCTCTCTCAAATTGTGCATTTGCGGATTTGACATCGCAATTTTTAAATTTTCATTAGCAAGTGTAACTCTTTGAGCCATACTCATGATATTTGGATCAGCAACAGGTATAACATCTACTCTATCGTCAAAATCTGCTAATTTTACGAACCTATCTGCGTTTGTTACAGCGTAAGGATACACAGGAGGTAAGTAATCTGCAAAAACTGTAGCTAAAAGTCTAAATTCTTGTCTCATAGCGTAGTAACATCGCTTGTGAATGGCACTCATGACCCTTGAACCACGTTCTAACAACGCAATTGTAGTCCCAACAGCTCTATTTTGTGCGTCTTCGCCTAATTGCATGTCTGCAATTGATGCAAAACGTTGTCCAGCTTGTACAACAAAACCTAAAAGTTGGAATAAAGTTGCACTTGGCTCTTTAAAAGGTAAAATTTGGAACTGATCTTTGATATTTCCGCCTGGTGCATCGACATCTCTGAACTCTCCAGGTTGAAAAGGTTGATCATCATCTCTAATTCTTATACCTCTAGACTTAAATCCAGCAGGTAAGTTAGCTAGAGTCCCTGCATCAAGTAATTGTCTCAACGCTTGAGTGGCAGATCTTGATAATCCACCGATCATGTGTATTAAACCAAAGCCATAAAAACCTAAACCAGGTAAAAATTTGTAATGAACAAAATATTCTTTTCTTGCTTCAGTGTCATCATCTTGATTATAGTTTCTATAGATAGATAAAACCTTACCTGAACCTTCATCAATAGAAATTATATATGGTTTTTTTACTTTTTTTTCAGGATTCTCTTCTGTAAATTCATCTAAGTTGCAATCAACATGCATCTCTAAAATATTGTATTGGTATTCTTTTTCTCCAGCAGGTTTTACACCTTCAAGTTCGTTTAATTTATCTTGAACAGGGCTTTTCTCAGGTTGTTTTGGTAATAACTCTACATCTAAATAGAATCCTGCTTTTTGTTGTTTAAGAACATCATTCTCTGACATCTTAACTAAGTGAGTTATTCTCTCACAATCTTTTAAATCTGTTGCATAGTAAGGAACTATTAAATCTTCAGCAGGTACAAATTTAGCCACAGCTCTTTGTTTTATCTCATCATAATAAATTTTTTTAAAAGCAGAACCTGCTAAAGGTAAATAAAATAAAAGTTGGTCTGTATCAGGTGTGTACTCTTCCATTTGTTCCATTAACATGTAGTTCATAAAATCTTGAACTCTTTCAGCTTGTTGAGTAACTTCAGGGGTATCCGCTCCAATAATAGATGTTCTTACAGGACCATCACTTGGTAATAATTCTTTATAAGCTTGTGCTTGAAATTGTGTTACAGCTTCAGAGAGCAACGGATGGGTAACACCACTCGCACCTTGAAACGGTCTAGTATTATTTACATACTTGAAACCAAGTAAGTCCAAACCATTAGTGTAAGCTTGTTCCCAATCCGCTCTCGAAACTTTATCCCTTTTATAATCAGAAACAAGTTGAGAGGAGATACGACCAAGTGTTCGGTCATCCATCTCTTCAGCTAAGTTTCTATAAAAATCTTCTTCAGGTTGTTGTTCTTCAGGAACTTGTTCCTCACCCTCAATCTCTACATCAACTTCACTTTCCTCAACTTCTTCTTCAGGAAGCTCATTTGTTTTATCTACTTCGGCCATTAATTTAGTATATTTTTGTTGGTTTTAAATTTACTAATTTTCCACCTCTAGCTTTTACCATTTGTCCACCTTTGCTTTTTAAATCAAAGTATGAAAATGCATCACCTTTACCCATATCTGCAAGGGTATCAGTTGGTTTTATTCCAGGGCCACGTGGTGTATCTAGACCTTTTTCTTTGTACACATTTACAGCTTTTTTAACTTTGCCCATAAAAGTGTTTGGTTTTGCTTTTTTTGTTATGTAATTTACTTTTGCTTTATCTCCACCCTCAGTTTTTAAATACTCAGCCATTTGACTTTTAGCACTTAAACCTTTTGCAAGAGCGGCAGCCCCAAGACCAGCGATAATAGCTTTTTTCATCTTTTTACTTGCCATGATATATATCTCCTTTTTGTTATAACAGATTTATAATATCACGCAAATATATTTACGACTAGACCACCAGTCTGATATGCCTTGAAAGGCTTAGTTTTCATGTCTGGGCTGACCTTAATGGCAAAAGCATCGAAGTATAATCTCGTATCCCCATCGAACATTTTAACTACTGTTCCCCCATATCTGCTCTTATATTCTTCAGCTTCTTCTAGCGTTTTAAAAGCACCTATGTGTTGTGTCCCTGCAGTATCTGGATTCAACCCATAAACTTTCTTATCGTTTGAAACTCTAGTAACAACTTTAAAAGGCTTGCTAGGATCAGATTTAGCTATTGGTATTGTTTTTACTTCAGATCCATATTGTTGAGCTAGTTTTTTCATAACGTTAGGTAGTGTAGCCATTTTTTTAGGATCTGTATTTCCCTCTATTGCAACCTCTGAATCATTTGCACTTTTTCTTACAACGCCTTGTCTACCACCATAATTTTTAAATCCAGCTGTACCAAATCTATTTCCATAAAATTCTATGTCACCAAGATACTTAGTCCTCTTCGCATGGTGTAATTGTTCAACAGGTGCAATAGCTACCCAATCAACCCCTTCATCTGCTGCAGTCTTGATAGCATTTTTGATTGCATGTGAACCATAGTTTTCTTTTCCATACAAAGGTAAAAATGGAATTCCTTCATTTGCTTTTTGAGAAGTAATATTAGATAAGTTCATAGAGTTAGCTCTTAGCTCTCTAAAGTCACTATTTAATTTGTTAAACCTTTGCATATCTTCTGGTGTAGCTCTAATTCCTTTATTAGAAATATCTTTCATCTCATCTATAATTTTTTCTAGTTTTCTATTAGCAGAAAAAAATTCTATTTCAGTTCCAAATGCATTTACGACTGTTGCCCTTTTTGGATCTTTCTTTCGAAGTGCTTGATGATAATCAGATTGTATTTCATCAATCATCATAACTTTTTGATTTTGATTTGTACCACCAGTTCTTATTGAACCTCGCATATGATAGATTTGGTTTGGTATAGCATCAGTTGGACCATAATCTGATGTGTAATGTTTTTGATAATTACTACTTAGTCTTTGACCCATTGGTAATGGTTTAGGATAATACACTACATGTTCAAAATATTTTTCACCACCTTTAACTCTATACTCTTCATAGTTTCCATACCTAGGTAACATCTTTTGAGTTTTCATTAATTGTAGTCTTCTACTTAAGTCAGTATCAATTCTTTTAAATTTATCTATAAAAGCCAAAGTGTCATCACCTGTAGTTACACCTGCATTTCTAGCTCTGTCAAACAAAGCTTTTAAATCTCCAACGTCTTGTCCAAACACATCTGATTCAAAACTATCATAGTCAGAAGTATCTGCACTTCTATAGTGATTATTTAAACGTCCTGTTTTTTTTCTTAAATTTTTTGCAACACCATTACCTAATGTAACTAACTCTTTAAACTTCTCAGATTCATTCGCTGGAAGATTCGCTGACATTTGAACAGCCTTATCTCTAATTTTATTTATATGGTTGATTGCTTCATTTGCAACATCTTCTGCCTCATCAACTATCTTTGTATCAGTTGTAAGTTTTCTTACCTTTAAATTATTTACAGGAGCTTTTTCAACAATGTAAAGTAAATCCATTTTTGTAAGAGGTATTTTTTTCTCTGCAGCTACTTTTAAAAAACCACCTATGACTTTACCATCTTTATCAAACTGAACTAAATTAGAGTCCCATAACTCATCTTTTTTTACTGCTTGGTTTATGTTTTTAAAATTTGGATTACCTGTTTTAAAAGCACCTGGACCTGTAGATTTAAAATCTTTGATCCATTCTTCTGCTTTTCTTGCTCCTGCTATCGGGTGTCGTGCAATATAATCCCATAGTGAGGATCCTATTCTATTTGTTTTACCACCTCTTGATAAGGGATTATTGTAAGCAATCTTTTTTAATTCATTCGATCTTGCAATTGCAATCTGTCTTATTTCATCTTGAGGTTTAGTTTGTGCAACAGTTAAAGCTTTACCTCTT